TTAGAGAATACACAGGGTTAGTAACTAAAGACATTAGGATTGCTATGCGGAGATATAAGACAATATATGAGTTAACTAAAGCTGATAAAATAGATAAGGGTTTTTTATAATTCTTATCTTTTTTTTTTAGGTATTTAATAAAAATAAAGTTTTTATCTATTTATAAATAAACACATGTATTATTAATGCTTTAAGTAATTTACAACCATTGTGGGCAACTACAAGGGAAATTAATGGTATAATATATGAAGGTAACCTAAATAAGTATAACAAATATTAAAAATATAAGATTTTGCCTAGAAGTAAAAAACAAGAAATAAAAATAAATGATAACAGTTCTCTTCAAGGATTGTTACAAGAAGTCTACAATAACGCTTGTAATCAAATAACTGACGCTCAAAAGGTCGTTAATGAAATTGGTGTTGGTTCGGTACCTGAAGATGTAGATGATTGGGCTAAAGTAGCCAAAGCTAAAACTGATGCTTTAAAGGTTAAAGATTCTGCAATAAAAACTAAATTAGATGTAGGTAGACTTCAAAGTGATATTATTAAATTTAGTGGTGAAATTAAAACCGCTTTAGATAATAATCCAGAAGTAGTATCTAACGATAGTTTTGCTAAGATTAGAGAAATGATTAACGAGTCTAAAAGTAAAGAATAAGATTTAATGAATGTTACTAGAGAAAAATCTGACATATTTGCTCAAATAGCGGCTTTAAGGGTATCTTCAGAAGGTTACCCTAAATTCTCTAATACAAATTCTATTGACTCAATTTCACAGGAAACTAACAGTTTAGATTTCTTATTAGACTTAACTAAGTCGTTAATAGGTTTTGAGCCTTTAAAGGAAGGCCTTATAGACGTTTTAACCCATAACCTAGAAGATATAGAGTTAGATGTTAAAAAAGCCCTTAAGGAGGCTTTAAAATCGCTCGTTAGTTGTAGTATTAACCCTTCATTACCAGATTCGTTTGTTCAGGATGGAATTACTTTGGAAATCGATAGAGTAGATTTACTAGATAAGTTTAAGGTGAACCCAAATTCAGGGGCTGGTAAATTGCTTTACAATGATGTAAACTCTGGGACCAACAGCACTGACTTCAATACTTTCTTATACGAAGTAATACAAGACAACGGTGGTACTAGTTCTTGGGGGAATCAGACTTTAGGTGAAGATATACTAAACATCAGATTCACACAAAATGCAACCACATCTAACGGTAATAATAATACCTTAAACATTAAACCTAGTTCAAATTATGAGGATAGTAAGTTGACCGACATAAATAACGACTATATCGACAGCATCAAGCTATTTGAGACTAATAAATTAATAAACTCAGTTATAGAGTCTTTATTTGGTAGCATTAGTCTGAACACTTCTAAAAATAAAAACACTATTGAGAATGAAATTAAAATTCAGGAGATAATAGATAGAGTTATTAACCTAGATGAAGAGGAAATAGTAGATAATAGTTTTTTTCAGTTTAGTAATGAAGAACTATCAAACATTGAGAGCAAGGCTGAAATGAAAAGGAAAGGTAAAAGACTTATAACTACATGCGATAACGTAGAGTCTGAAATATCATTCGAGTCAATAAAGTCTTTAGATAGTGAACTAGATGAATTCAATACTCAGACTGTAACACCTCAATTAATTGAAAGAAAGACTAGGATTGTTAGAAATGCATTAGATTCTCTGGCCGAAGAGTCAGCAAGTAATGTCGACAGTAGAGATAGGTATAACGTTAAGGTCAATCTTATTGAAGAGATGTTAAGGAATATAATGAATTCTATCGTAGGTGTTATATTATCACCTAAACTAATAGGTATATTAGCTTTAAATCATTTAATTGTTTACGGAGAAACATTTAAAGATATAGAGGAATTCATGATTAAAAATAAAAGTTTACTAACTTCAGTGTTAAGAACAATTCGTGATTCAGTGGTGTCAATATTACTGGAAAGGGTTTTAAAAGAAATTAAAACTCTAGTAGCGGATAATATAATAAGAACTCAAGTAGAAAGAGTTAAGTATAGTCAGGCACAACTAAGCAGCTTGGTTGGTGTAGATACTGAGATACTTAGAAATATATCTGGATTAACATAAAATAATATGGCAAATAAAAGTTCAATGACAAAAGTTATTGAAAGTCTTAAAGCCGCTTTCAACGCAACTAGAAAACCAATAGAACCATTACCACCTCAATTGTTAGTTGTTGGCGCTAACCTAAGGCCAGGTTTAAGTCCACGTAAAATAACATCTAATGTTATATCTAGGCAATCTGAAGCTGGCGCTCCGTCTGGTGATATATTTTCAGAAAATAGTAATGTAATGGAATCTATGACATCTATAATGGTTGAAGAAATTGTTAATGCGTTAGTTTTAGACGCCAAAATAGAAATAGCTGTACCACCTGGTGTTCAAGTAACAACCACTGGTGTCGGTAATTTAGGTGGTCCAATAATTAGCCAAGGAGTTACAACAAATATTGCTTCTGGTAACGGTGTAATTAGATAGTATGGAATATAAATGGGAACATAAAAGTAATAATGAGATAAGGTCAGCTCAAATTGAGATGCATCAGGAGTATGAGGCTATTAAATTAGAAATTGCTAGTCTTGCCACTAAAATAAACAAACTGAAAGGTAAGTTAGATGACATGGACGCTGAATATTTAACATCTAAAAAAGTGTTGGATGAAAGATTAAAATTTTAAAGTATGAGTAAGTTTGCTTTTGGTGGTAGTAGTATATACAATAAGGGTGCTAGAGAACGTCTAGAGACCACTGTATTTTATTATGGTAAAGTTGTATCAAATGAAGATAATCTTGGCGCTAATAGGATAAAAGCTAGGATTACTGGTATTGATGATAGTGTTACTAGAGATAATATTCCATTCGCTTTCCCTATGGTACAGAAATTTTTACATGTCATACCTAAAGTGGGTGAAAGTGTGTTAGTTTTTATACCAGACGTTAAGAATCCTAACATTGATAGAATGTACATGGGACCAATCATATCCCAACCTCAACTACTGTTCAAAGATAGTGAATTATTCTCATCAAAATCAGCTTTAGATAGTGGTGTGAAAGAACCACAACCAGCACCATTTACAATACCTGAAAATAGGGGTGTTTATCCAGACGTAAAAGACATTGCATTACAAGGTAGGGACAACACTGACATTAGGTTAAAAGAAAAAGAGGTATTAATTAGAGCAGGGCAGTTTGAGTCTGACACACCCAAGGGTGAAATACCTAAATTCAACAAGGTAAACCCTTCTTACATACAAATAAAGCACGATGCTATCTTAAAAAGAGGTACACAGAATACAGAAACCGAAATAGGTGGTGCTATTAATGTTGTTAGTAATAAAATTAACCTACTAACACATAAGAATGGAAGTCCTAGGTTTGCTTTAAATGACCAAAACAATATGATATCTGATGAAGAGTTGCAGAGAATTGTTAAAGACGCACATCCTTTGGTATATGGTGACAACTTAATCGAATTCTTAAAAGTTTTAATCAATGCATTCGTAAATCACGTACACGCATACCCAGGTATGAAACCACAAGATTTATCAGGTTCAAACGACATCGATGGTTTATTAGAGTTCAACCTTGAGTCCTTCTTATCTAAAAATATAAAAATTAACTAAATAAATAGATATTTATTAAGAAAGATTAATATGGTAATCAGGACTTACTTTGATAGAAACAACACAATTATATATAATAGAACCGAAAATACAGGTAAAAACCCTGTAGCTGAAATGTTTTATGGCGGTAACGTTGAAAAGGACGAACCATTCTTTAGCAGATATTTATTCCAATTTGACGTACAACGTATAATAGACTTAAGGACCAAAGGTTTATACCCTGATATATCTAAATTAAAACATACTCTAAAAATGACTAACACCAGTACGTTTGATACCTCACTATTAGGTGGTCAAACTGTTGACGGTAAAGATAGAGCTTCATCTTTCGACTTGAATTTATTTGAAATCAATCAAGAATGGGATGAGGGTGTTGGTTATGACTTTGCTGGTCAAAAATACTTTACATCCAGTGATAGTACGGTGACAAGTACAGAACCATCTAATTGGTTACAACCTAGAAATGGTGATACTTGGGATAATGGTAATGGTGTCTTTAGTGGATGGACCAGTGGCACTACTCTAGCGACGCAAAGTTTTGAGGATGGTAATGAAAACCTAGAGATTGATGTTACTGATATTGTTAATGGTTATTTAACTGGTAATACAAATAATGGTTTGGGTTTAGCTTTTGATGAGTCATTAGAAAATACAATTAGAGAAGAATTACAGTACGTAGGTTTCTTTACAAGACATACACAAACTTTTTATGAACCATACGTTGAAACTAGATATGAAAATTCAATACAAGATGACAGAGCTGACTTTTATTTAGATAAACCAAATAAACTTTATCTATATGTTAATCTAAGAGGTATACCAACAGACGTAGACTCAATGTCTGGTATGAGCGTTACAATATTAGATAATTTAGGTGAGACATTTTCAGCCTTTACTTCTTCAGACATAACTCATGAAGACATAGGAGTGTATTCAATAGAACTAACCGTACCTACTACAGAAATAGGTTGTGTTTTATATGAAGATATTTGGGAAGGAATTACTGTAAACGGTATAACTAGACCACCTATTGAATTAGAGTTCGAATTAAAAGACTCTAATGAATACTATAGCATTGGTAGTGACAACTCAACACCTAAGAATTACAAATTTAATGTATCAGGTATTAAAGATTCAGAAAAAATAAAACGTGGTGATATTAGGAAAGTGAGGGTTATGGCTAAAGTACCTTATACTACTAATGACCAAGAAGTGTTATCATCTATTGAATATAGACTATATACAAGAGAGGGTCAGGCCGAATACACGGTAATTGATTACACACCAGTTAATAGGGCGTTTAATTACAATTACTTCCTACTTGATACTCAGAGTTTATTACCTACTAGGTATCATTTAGATGTTAAAGTTACGTCAAATTCTGAAGTGAGGACAATGCAAAACATTATTAGTTTTGATATCACAAGTCAAGTTGACCAAAGAAAGGGTTAATTTCTGCATTTTATTTGATGCCATTGGTGAATCATTTGATTTGGTAGGTAAGAAGCAAGACGGGGTTTTTGTTAACATCTTAACTGATGGTGACGAGAATGACTCTAAGAAATACAGCGTTGAGGACGTTGAGGAGTTGTTCAGTGAAGCGGAAGATAGTAACTGGGGTGTTACCTTCATGGGTACAACAAAAGACGCTGTAGAGTCCGCTAAGTCTTGGGGAATTAAGGCTGGTAATACCATGCAATACAGTAACGATGTAATGGGAACTAGAAGCGCTAACAATACCAGACTTAAATCTAAGCAAATGTATTTTGCAACGGCAATGAATTCAACAGATATGTCAAATGTAAATACGGACAATTTGGTTGATGATGAGTAGTCATTAAAGTATGTAATTAAGATAAAAAGGAGGAACTTGCGTTTCTCCTTTTTTTTATGTATTTTTGTGAGAGTAATAAATTTAATTATGAAGATAAATAAAATGTCATTGGATGAATTAAACACTGAACTAAATAGGGCTAAATTCTGGGTTGAGACCAACCCTGTTGTTAAGTCTTTGGATTTGATTAATAAAATGGAAAATAAAAAACTAGAATTAATTAATAAAAACTTGCGTAACTAAAAGATTATTTTTATATTTGTAACCTAATAAATAAATATATGAGCAAAGTAACACGTAAACAAAGAGTTTTAGATGCAATGAGAAATCATTCATCAAAGTCGATTACTTCATGGTATGCGATTAATCACTTAGGTAACACTAGGTTGGCGGCTACCATATTCGAACTGAAGAAAGACGGACATGAAATTAAAACCGTTACTGAAAAAGGAGTGAACAGATTTGGTGATAAAATTAAATTTGCTAGATATACATTAATTAAAGAAAACAAATAAATATGAAAAAATTACTAATTACAATTATGGTGTTATTACCATTGTCAGTACTGTCATTTAATCAATCAGAAGGGACCAATACATCAAATGATGTAAGCGTCTCAGAAAGTACATCCAGCGGTGGTGAAATTCTTAAAATAGCCAAACCTTACATTGAAAAATTAATGAGGTCTGCTGAAAAGGGTGTTGATTTTGTAGTTGAAGAAACTCCTGTTGTCATTAAACAATATCTATATTTTGAAGCCATTATTTACTGGTTATTGATATTATTTGCAATATCACTCATGACTATTATAAGATATGGTGTTAAAACCATTTTTTATGTCAAATCAAAAGATAAACCAACATCTGATAAAAGACATGTAGATTATAGATACGTTAGTCGAGATAATTGGTTAAGGTATGATGCAGATGATAATGACTTTACCTACGAGCAAGTCTTAACGTTAATAATTGACATCTTGTTTACACTAATCGGTATTATCATCATACTGGTTAATATATCTGATGCGATTAAAGTCACTTTTTTCCCAAAATTATATTTGTTTGAACAATTCGTACACCTAATAAGATAAGTATGAAATTAATATATGCTATAGTATTAACAGCGCTATGTTTATTAATGATAGCCATTCTACCTGAAGGAGCTAGAGAACCTAGTAGATTTGCTCTAATAATGTTCACCTTACTTATTATACGATATGAAATATACGAAAATAATAAAAACAATTAACTATGAATAAGTTTGATGCTAAAATAAAGAAAAGTTTTGAAACTGATATAAGGAATAAATTGTTAATGAGAGGATTTGACAATGAAACCTTAATAAATAATAGAGGGTTAATAGGTGCCACTATCGATGAGGTGGTTTTAAAAGTAGTTAAAGGGTATTAGTTTATGACAATAAAAAAGGCCTAGATTTAATCTAGGCCTTTTTACTATCATTACGTTTTTAAGATATTATCTTAATTCGTTCGGGTTAAATGTTGTTAATCCATCAACTCTAACAGCTCCGTAGAATCTGTTGTTTACCACTTTCTTAGCATAACGTGTCATTATACCTTTAACTGGTGCAAAGTTGAATGGGTTATACATTGTAGGTGTTAGTTGCATTGGCACGTATGGTGCGTAAATGTAACCAGTATCTAATAAAGACTTACCTTTGTGTCCCATAATCAATGACCATGAAGGTGCATAAGGGTCTCTATATACTTGATATCTACCTGATAATGAACCGATTTTCTCGATACCCATGTTATATTGGTCTTGCTCTGGAGATGCATCACTTACGTGGAAGTACTCTAAATCATCGAATACAGCAGAAATCTCTGAAGAAACTACGATAAAGTTAGCACCACCTCTAAGAGTAGACTTGTGGATTTGTGCTGAAATTTGGTTAACTTTAGTAATTAAAGTTTGATTCCAGTCTTTTTGAGTATAAGCATTGGCTGCCAATGAAGCTTTTCTCCATCCGTTCCAATCCCATCTTAGTTGCCATGCAGCAGCTTTTCTTAAGTCTCTTAAGATTTCCCTGTCAATTTCAGCAGCAACTTGCTCAGAAAGCATTGCAGTTAATTCAGCTTCAGCATCAATGTTGTGGAATGCACTAACATCTTGCGCTAATTCTGGAGACCATGTAGCTCTCAATTTTCTTTCTTCAACAGAAACAACAACTTCGTCTAATTTGAAAGATACTTCTCCCATTTCAGTTTCAAGTTCTAATGGAGCATATTCTGCCCATGATACTGCAAAGTCATTAGAAGTTAATCCAGTAGAACCTATTGTAGTTGTTGGAACCGTATCCAAATCAACACCTACATAACCATCGTATGTTGACGTTCCGTTAGCTTCTACTGGGTGAGTTAAATCTAATTCTAAGTAGATAACACCAGCGTCATCACACACATCATTATATTCAACAATACCTTTACCGTATTTTTGAGTTACTAATCTGAAAGGAATTTCTCCCCCTTTACCAAAAATTACATTATCATCTTGGTCATTTAAATCACCATCCGCGTTGTTAGTAACTTTTAAAGATGCCATGAAAGATTCAGTGTCCATTGGGTTACCATCTGGTCCAGTTAATCTTCCTTTGTTCTCTGAACTAAATCCAGAAACTTGAATAATGACATTCCTTAAAGAACCATCAGTTCCAGTTGGAAGTTCATTTACATTACTTGCAGCTTCAAACTTACCGCTTTCATTTAACGTTACTAGGTTAAGAGAACCTGTTTGAATTGTTATTTCACCTTTTGATGCATCAAATAATCCATCATTGTAATAAAGGTCATATAGGTTTTTCTCTTGGTATTTTGTTGGAGTATATCCATCAACACCTTTTACAACTGGTAAACCATCTGAACCCATTGAAGTGTGAGCAGAGAATTCAGGACCGTCTTTGTAAGGGTCACCGTAGCTACCACTAGCAGAGTCATATCTAGATGATGTTTGTGGTACAAAGAAGAATAATTTACCAATTGGCATATTCATAGCTTGTACAGATACAATATCATTAGCTAATAACTTTGAGAATACTCTTCTTACGATAGGGAACACAACAGTTTCGAATGAACCTGAACTTCCAGCGTCAGTAGACTCGTTTAACAAGTGAGAAGCTTCGTTTTCATATAACTGAGCGATGTTCTCTTTAACGTGACCTTTAAGACCATCTAAGAATCCTAAAGAATTCCATTTGTTGATAGTGTTTTCACGAATTGTTTTCATGTGGTTAAGACCTACATTACCAACTTTACCTGAGGTTAAAAAATTTGACATAATTTATTTATTTAATTTTAATTTACTTTATTATTTATTTGTTCTTTTCATTAAGTCAAGAACTCTTTTTTGTGCTGGGTCAACATAAGCTGTCGTCTCATTTAATTGATTTGACTGACTTGTACTTTTCTCAGAACCTAATTTATTTTCAATTGACTCTGTGATAGGAGTTTTTTCACCTAATTGAGAGCTTATTGATTTATACAATTTCTTTGACTCTCCGATTGTACTAACCTCTTCATCAAATCTACTTAAGATATTTTGTTTTTCTTCTGAAGTAGTTGAGTGCTCTAAAAATAATTTAGTAGCATAAGTTAAGTTAGTATTAAATACGGCAGTCTCAGTAATTGACTTTCTAAAATCTTTAAGAGAGTTTCTGAACATTTCGTTCTCTTCCTTAATCTTTTTAGCTTCACCTAAAAGTGTGTTATATTTTGAAATTGCTGTAGCTAATTTCTTTTCTGCAACACTTTCACCTTTAACACCTTTAACATTCTTAGCTCCCGCTCCAACTGGCTGACCAATGTCAGCTTTTGCTGGTGCTCTGTGCGCTTCACCTTTAGCTTTTGGAATATGCTCTTCAATTGATTCTTCCTCATCCATTTCTGAATTTTTAGATAGACCCATTAAAGCATTTTTAGCTCTTTGACCGACAGCTCCACCCATTTTCATAAGCTTTTTAAGACCATCGATTATTTCGCCTAATCCAGCTGCGGCTCCTTCGACATCACTTCCACCGCCATTGAAACTATCCATTTCCATAACGTGTTCTGCGTGAGCGTCACCACTACCGTTTTGTCCTTCTTCATCAAATCCACCTTCAAGATTATCACCTGAAGTTTCAGTGTCAGTAGATGCTTTTTGGTTGTCAATATCTCCTGTGTTAACAGCAGCTACATCTGAACCTTTATTTACATCACTTACTTGTGGATTATTACTGTTTCCAGCGGTAGCTCCAATTTTAGTTTCTTCATTTACGTCATCTTCTTCTTCTGATAACTCAATTTCGTAAACTACACCCTCATCTTCTTCTTCTTGCATTTTGTGGTCACCATCTTCCATTTCAGAATTTTCTTCTTCCATTTTATCGTGACCTTCAGCTTCTAAACTAGAAGCTTCCATTTCGCCTTGGTCGATAAGACTATCACCCTTATCCATCTTCACATTATATTGTGAACCTGATTCTGGGTCTGTAATTACTACCTCATTTGATGATACAACTTCAATTTCATCATCTCCGCTTAATTTTTTGTAAACTGAGATAACTTCTTCGTCTGATGCACCTGTCATGTCCATTCCGTAGTCTTCGCTACCTTCTCCGTCAAGGCTTTCACCTTCTTCCTCAGAGTCCATATCCATGTCATCAAGTTCTAGTTCTTCTGAGCCACTTTCTTCAGCGGCATCATCAACTGGTAATTCATCAACGTCAACATCAACATCACTGTCAGTGTCAGCATCAACATCTTCGATATCTTCGATATCATAATCATCCTCATTCAAGGATTCTTTTAGCGAACCTGTAATTTCTTCTTTCGCAACCGAACGAAGTATTTCTTTGGTATTCGAATTTATATTCTCTTCAATAAGATTAAATTCCGCTAAGGCTTCTTCTATAATAGACTTGTTTTTTTCGTCTTTCATTTGGTTATAATTTTTTATAATTTAAATTATTACACAGTAAATTTTGTGTGTTTACTTAATAAATATGTATTATTTCTACAAAACACATGATTTTAGTAAAAAAAATTATTATTAAGTATTTAAGCTATTAAAATCTAAATTAAAAACTTGTTTAATTTATCAATTAATAGATTGTCTTTCTTCATTTTAGATTCCATAAATGGCTGTGCGTCAGACTTATTGTTGAACATATAAGAACCTGGCGTACTAGGACTAGTTACTATATCCCAACATATGATTTCGAAATCATCTTGTACAATTAATTTACCATTTATATTATCTAACGAACCAACACCCCTAGAAGATACACCTACACGGATTCCCTTTCTTAACATGTTAGCTATTTGGTCACCCTCACAAGATATTATACCTTGGTTAATAAAACCAGGTGACATGATGATTTCGACTTCACCAACTAAGGTTGTACCTTCCCACCATATTTTTTTAATTTCATGTGATACATTTCTATTTGAAATAACAGATGACTCTGGGTGGTCACTATTGTGTGTCCAAGAAATTTTACCATTATGTCTCATTAACCAAGTTCCATTATCAACAGTAACACAATAAACATTATCATTAAATGGTATTTTTTCTGCTTTAGTAAAACGTGTATCTAGTGAAATCCCCTTAGAACGTCTTTCAGAAATGATATGCAATGGTTTAGAATTAGACGCTTCTATTAATCGCTTAGTTTTAACTTTACGTTTAACTAATTCTAACATCCCATCAGTTTCAACCTCTTCATTAATTATTTTAGTATCTGTAATATACCTATCTTCTGGTATGCGGGTATTAAAAGTTGCGCCATTAGAAATCTTAAGCATAATTTCAAAAACGTCTTCTGATAATTTATCTGAAATAGTATAATATTCTTTCATTAATTTACCATTTTTATCACTTCTATTTCTACCATCCCCTAAAAGCATCCAATCTAATAAAATATTCAATAAATTAACATTCCAATTTTTTGCGTAATTAGGTATATATTTTTCTTCGGAATTTCCTAAATCAAATAGAAAATTATATAATGGTTTATCATAAATTATGAATTGTCTATCATCACTAATCGAATATTCAAATGGTAACTCATTTAATAAGTTTATTATTTTTTCTGAAGATTCTTTTTTAACCTGAGTAATAGTAACCGAATTTTTATTTTTACCCCCTCTAGTTCCAGAGCAATGACCATCAGCGATAAATATACCTAGAAATCTAGCCCATAATTCAGAATCTATTTCATAATTCGAATTCGGGATATTTATTTTTTTAGAATCCTCACCAACCCACTCACCTGAATTTTTAATATATGAATGTGAAACTTTAGAATCACCATTATTAATTTTATCATATAATTCTTCAGCTGTTAAAATATATGGCTTGTCATTCCTATCCCATAAAACAATTTTATGTTTTTTGGTTACTAACATATCTAATGATGAAGAGTTGTATATATGAATCATATCATCATTATATTTTTTATCTGTGGTTCTAGAAACTGATTGTACTTCTAATTCATTAGTGTTAGTATTTAAAGTGAATATCTCATCACCAATAACCATATCTTGAATTTCCCTCCAACCGTCTTTAGTAAATATTTCAGTACCTCTTGGTACGCATTCACCAATAGATAATCTTTGGTCAATTAACTCTTGATATCTGTTCGCTTCTCTCCTTAAAATGTCTTCTGGATATATCCTACCATTTCTGTTTTCAATACCATATTTTTGTAGAATTACAAATAGAACTAACGGTTCAGCCATAACAGGGCCATTACCAACTTTATTAACTTCTGAAATAAAAGATTTATTTCTAATGTCACTAGGTTCAATAAAACCAGCGTCACCTTCAATCAATAAACCGCTACCAGTTTTTCCACCTCTTAATATTTTATAATCATTGGTCATCTTTAAATGCTTTGTCTATAAATATGTTAATAAAATAAAAAAAGCCTAATCTTAAACGATTAGGCTTTCATTTGCTACTTTTAGTGCTTCTTCCTTATGTTTATAAAACTCGAAATGTCGATGTCTATTAAATATCTCTTTACATGCGGTTTCACTTAACTTATTCATTTCATCCAACAACGTATTATTATTCAGTTTATAATTACCTCTTTGATATAGAGTCACTTCGCAACTCATGAAACTAGGTTTATCACCTGATATCCCAGACTCTCTCATATCCATATCCACGATAACTATATCGTTATGGAATATATCTGTGTTTATATCTCTATATAAATAACTTTTAATTTTTTTAGTTAGGTCAGTAATAATCCTCTTATAATTATTACTTTCATCATAACTAATTGTGTTGGACCACGAACTAAATTTGATATATATGCTCTTTGGGTCGTTTTTGTCTACGGAACCAAAATGTGTATTTAAGTTATTATCGATTTGTATTTCTTTCTCTGTACCTCTGCTTTTTTTCATACTTCAAGTATAATGGAAAAAAATGGATTAGTCAATATTTGGTAAAACTTTATTTTAATATCTCTAAATTATTAAGCGATTTTAATGCTTTGTCTATCTGGATAGGTGAAAGTAAATCATCTAAATTTGACTTCTTAGAGTGTAAAGAATAAACTAAAGCTTTTTTTGGGCCAGAAACCAAGTAATGCATCTCGTTAGGTCCAAATTTATAAACATCACCTTTTTTATATTCACAACCAATGGTTTCATTAATTATAGTACCTTCTAATATTAACCCATATTCATATCTTTCGTCATGCTTATGTGGTATCACATAAGAGTATGGGTCATAGCTAGTAATAAAAGCTTTGCATTCACTCATATTCGTTTTAAGAATCATGACTTCAACCCCTTTAGAAATCTCTTTAGGTAATTTTTGCCATGTGTCTGTAAGTAAAACAATCTCTATTGGAGTAACGTCAGGGAAGGACATAATTAAACCATCAAACTTATCTTTCATTTTCTTTAGACCATCAACGGCCTTATTGTAATTTTCATTTTTCTTTCCAAAAATGTTATCTATAAAACTGTTCATAAACCTCTTTCAGTAACTATCATCTTTATTTGCCTTAATAAAACTAAAATTTCTTCGTTAACTTTAGTGTTTTTCTCACCTAACTTTTCGTTCCTAACGTCTAACTTATCACTCTTTTCTTCCCATAGGGTTGTAAGTTTGATGACGTCTTTAGCTAACTCGTCTTTATCATTTTCAGCTTTCTTTAATCTATCAGCCAACCAGTATATAGCAGCACCCATAACAACCACCACTGGCGCTTGCTGCAATAACCAATTAATTATGTTTACATCTGCTTGAAATAGTATATGAGTCATTTTAATTTAATGTTTCTTTTAAATAACTAAGCTCAGTCATTTCACTAATAAAAGTCTCTGGATTATAGTCGTACCTTAGTACTTTATCTTTAACTCTTAAAAAAGTATCTTTTTCTTCAATTGAACATTCCTCTTTCAATTTAGTATTTACAACATCTAAACATTCTCTTATTGTTGTTTTGTAAAGGTCTTTCTTTTGAGATTCATCACCGTTAATAATGGTTCTAATAACTTTCTTTTCACTTTCTGAAACAGTAGAGTATTTTTTATTGAACTTCTCAATCATTATTGGAGCCAAGAATTTATTAGTGTAAGGTTCAACCTTAGTGTTCTCAGTCATAATCTTTTTACCTGTGAAATTATTCAGGTACATTCTAGATTCAACAATAGATGATAAATTCTTAGCAGACCTAGGTGTTACGGTTAACCTATAGATGTGCTCATGTAACTCTTTATTGTCATAATCCTCAATTAACATATAACCGTTCTTATTTAAAAACTTAGTTAGTTTATTGTTACATTCATTAACCTTATTAACATCTAATTTACTCAATAGAGATAAACATTCATCAACAAATAGTTTAGAATTTTCCAAGTCTTCATTTACTTTATTCTCTAAACTATCATAAACTTCAAATTGTACTCTTAGTGTTGAATTCTCTTTAAGGGTTTTAGCGTAGGCTTTAAAAACTTTTCTGTTTTTATTATTACCTTCGACGATTCCATCTATTAAAATATCCTTAAAAGTTTCATGTATTTGACCAAAATTTTGCATTGTTCTTTTTTATTATAAATATGGTCAATATGCAATAAAAAACAACTTTACTCATTAATATCTTCAGTCTCGCCCAATTTATCATCAATTTCATTTATCATAGAATCCATTGTTTTGTTAAATTTAACTGATTTATCATAAAATTTAGTTACCTCATTTTTCTTTTTCTTTTCAGCCTTTTTACTCTCATCTAACATGTTAATGAATTTATTAACTGAACTATTTTTAGGGTTACGTTTTAAATTTTCGTTAATTATCTTACCTTTCTTTTTCTTAGACTCATCAGTGGTGTCTTCAGTATCTACATCGGCATTATCCGCACCAGCGTCATCTAAAGGTTCGGTATCACCAAAACCACCGTCTTCAACGTCAGTATCATCTAAGTCTAAACCATTATCATCAAAGCCACCACCAAAGCCACCGCCGACACTACCAGTGTTACCACCACCACCATCGGGTCCGTCACCTTCCTCATCAACAACACCACCTAGTCTGGCCATTTCCATATCACCATAAACTCTATCAACGTTATCAAACACACCTGTATTCTTAATAACATTACCTGTGTTTTCTAACTCTTGAGCCGCAGCCTTTTCAATTCTTTGTTCAAGTAAATCCTGTTTTATTTCTTCATCACTCCAACCTAATATCTCTCTTTTAGCCCTAGTCATAGACATTGCACCAAAACCATTTCCAGAATCAGCAACTGCATCTTTATATAGATTAACCTTGGCCGCTGTATGTTCAACTTTAAGCATTTCAGCTTGTGTAGATGGGTTATTTAATGTAAGTGTAAAATTATCTAAATCATCAGTAAAACCTAATAAATGTAAGTGAATTATAGCAATTTTATTCAGCTCGTGTAAAAGGGCTTGTTGTATTCTATTGATTGTTCTAGAAAATCTAATATCTAGCAATGCTAAATTCTTACCCTCACCTTGAGCTTCTTCAAAACCTAAGAAGGTTTTAGGTACCCTTAACGCCGTAAATAACTTTCTTTGTAGGTATTCAATATCAGCAATCTGGTCTAAGTTCTGAGCACCAGGTAAGGTATCAATAGGGGTTTGAGCATTTTCATCCCTAACTGGTATAAAAATATCTTGGTCAATACCTAATTGATTATACCTGACATCCATTTGACCTGTTTGAGGGTCAATAAGTGGGGTACGCTTAAATCTATTAGCAATATCATCAACATAACCACTAACGTCTTCATTATCTATGTTACCAACATAAACTTTATAGACACGTCTTTCTGGTGCCCTAGTTACCCTATAAACTAACATAGCATCCTCAGCCAGTATCAATTGTTTCCATATACGCCTAGCTTTCTCTAAAAATGAAGTACCATAAGGTAATTTCCTATCATCACCTAATAGTCTAAAGTGACCTATTTGCCATGATTGAAATGTCATCTCATTTCTCTTCCAATAAAATTGTGTTTTATTTCTAGCCTCATCTTGATTTACATCAGATAGTTGCGATGGGGATATAACACCTCTAATGTCATTCTCTCTTCTTTCGATTTCAAAGTTAGGTAGCTGTCTAACACCAACAACACCAGCTTTACTATTAATGTTTAGGTGTACAAAGTTGTCGCCATACTTACATAAATTCCTAGACCACATAGGTAGTGAAGTGTGTATGTCTAATCTATTAATGAATAAATCCTGCAATATTCTTTTAACCCTCTTACTACCAGAGTATATGTTTATTACATCACCCTTATCATTAGGGGTTGTAGACTCTTCCATGAATATATCCAATGTGGCAGAAATCTCTGGATAGAATTCCATTGTTTCAAAATCCGAATATGACCCAACTCTAGTTGTTTCATAGTGTATTGCTTGTTGATAAAGCTCACCATCTACTTTAGTCCACTGACCTTGTAAGTACTTATCTTGTTGAGCTTGCAACTTAGCAGTCTCGTATTCCTCTTTTGATTTAGTTTTTAGTAATTCAGTACCATTACCCAATGAATATCTATTGGTTTTTTTAACCTCTGGATTTATCCCCTCTTTACCGAAGACATTGCTTAATTTTTGAAATACTGTTGGTTTTTCTGCCATTTTAATTTATTTTATTAATGATACTATATATTGTAAATATGTCAAGTTATTGACTTGTTTATCTTGAACCACTAAATAACCACATATACTTACCCTTAGGGTCTTGCATATTCTTAGCTACAGTGTGACTAAAGTTAGGTTGTTTCGTGGTTAATTTCTTCCTTCTATCTTTTTTTGATGTAAAACCATTACGTCTATATTCCTCATTACTAACTTCACCCTTATTAACCATCCAACCAGATAACATAGCCTTACTTTTCTCTTTAGATTCGTTTAATTTTTTAAATGAGTATTCAGCAACCCATAAAGCATAAGCTAGAGCCATAAGTAAATCATCATGATACCCATCCATGTGGTCGGCCCTACCGTTTTTAAATACAAACGTTCTCATCTCTGAGGTTAGTCTTCTAGACCTAACTTTTACGCCATTCATCCTGACCATCATTTCTAGATGACTTACAATAGGCGCTCTGAGACCAGCGCCTACATTGAAACCTGGGAATTTACCTTCATCAGAATAATTCTTTGGGGTTCTACTCTTCTTTTCTAGAGGTTTGCTTGAACTGTCGGCGTAGTATAAATTAGGTGTACCCAAATCTAATAAACGGTTAATAGTACCAACACCCCAACCACCAGTAATATCTACAACCACCAATGCATCATATATTCTACCATATTCATTAACCAAATCACCTAATAAGTCTGGTCTCAATTTACCTTTATATTCCATAACTTGAGTCATGGTATTAAAATCTATAATGACTATAGTTGAAGAATCTTCTCCATCACCTCTAGCAACATCAGCAGATAAAATATATTGACGTCCCTCTTTAGGTTCCTCCCATATCCAAATTTCTTTTTCATCACCAGAAATAAATTCAGGTTCAATAACATTCTCCTTTTCTTGCATTGTGATGTACTTATCGTCAATAACAGCACCACCAGAACCAATAAAAGATACATCAAGCTCTTGAGCAATCATCTTTTTATCGTTGTTCATACCACGACACATTTCACGATACCAACTAGATTCAGGTTTATAACCTTTCTGTAACATTTTGTCGTAGTGTTCGTGGATAGCTCTAACACTTTCCTCAGAATCACCCTCTTTCGTAAACTTAACCTCTTCTATAATATCATCATCATCATCTTCATTAATCCAACGCAGGTCTTTGTTATATCTAGGGTCTTGATACCACTTCATTTCAATAACATGAAAATCGTTATCACCACTCATAGCCTGTTCATAGGTTTTGTAGTATAACGAATCCATACCGTTAGGTGTAGAAACCAAAGAAGCTCTACCACCAGTGTTGTGACTAATAAGACCATTAGAAATAAATGAATTTGTTTCAGGTACGTGTAAATCGTAAGTATAATCTTCAGATTTTTCAATATCCACTATCTCATCAATATAAAATGATTCGTTATATTTAACTTGGGATAATAGATAAGTTAATAAATCACTATTTGGTATTATTTCTATTAATTTATATAATGAATGATAAGTTAACCTTTCATATTTAGACTCCCAAAACCTATCTAAAAATCTAACTTTATATTTAGGTAGATTATGTTCCTTAAGTAAATTAGAAATTAACTCTTTATTTATTAATACATACCTACTATTATCAACTTTATTCAGTAAATATTCATAGTTATTTTGTTTTCTACCAATTCTAAACCCAATTTCCTCATAAAATCTAAGGGCGTTTATAGAATAGATTTTTAAATTGTAAATAATACAAACGCGGTCTTTATTTTTGATTATTGAAGATTCACTTGTTTTATATTTATTTTTCTTTACATGAGAAATTATACCAAAATTCAATAATAATGTATGTAATGTTTTAATTAATTTTTTAGATGTGCTAGAATATTTAATATCTTTAATAGTTGACATTCCATCACCATCAAACATACCTTGTAAAAAGGCTTTAATAACACTCTTGGGCATCTTCAATAAAGCTAAGGGGATTTCTTTATCCCTAGCGTTATGTTTATTTAATCCAAACGATTCAAACCAAGAAACTAATTCAGTTGAATAAAATTGAAAATGTCTATCATCAACTTGAGTGAAACCATTACCTAAATCAGCTTCATCATTTAATAAAAACTCTTGAATTCTTTTATCTGTATTAGTTATTGTAATACCTCTAGAAGTGAAGTTACCTTCAGCTACAAACAACCCTAATAAATAACAAAAATTTAAATTAGATTCCAAATTTGTTGGAATATTCACAGGTTTATTATTAGGTGTTTTTTCAAAGTTGAACTCAAACTTACTTGACTTACCAAAATAATTTTGATTATATTGTATAATCGGTTTATCGCCAACTTCCAATTTATTCATTCTAACCCATTTTTCAGAATTGTTTCTATTAACTAGAATAGGGTGTTTCCAACTACCTTCCAATTCAATACCTAATTTAGTTTTTATTTTAAATGTTTCCCCATATTCACTAACGAATGTTTGTGTAGCGTCTACAATTACACCATCTTTATTACAAACTCTATGAGGTGTTTTTAAATCACTAAACCCTAATATATCTTTCTCAGTTACTAACTCATCCATACTTACTAACCCACCTTCGGTTAATATTAAACTATCTTTCTTAAGACAACCTAAAGCCGTCAAAGCTGTACCAAAAACAATAGCACCGTTTTCGATAAACGCCGCCTCATCCATAATTAACCAAGTAGGTGTAAACCCCCTTAATGCGTTTTTAGATGTAGCAACAGCCCTAATTCTACTACCATTAGGTAATTTAAGTTCTTTTTTAGACTCAGTTGAATAAATCTTTTTATTTTCTTTTTCTTCAGTACCATAATACTCAGACCCCCATGCCCATCTAGGGAATTGATTAACAAAATCTTTAATCTTATCAAGGAATTCAAAGGCCATATCTTGCTTATTTGCAAGAATTAGAATAGCCTCTGGGTTATTAGGGTCAGCGAATATAGCTTTTACTGCGGCATAAGCAGCTGTTGTTGTAGATACACCAGCCTGTCTAGGTTTAGTAACCATAGTGAACCTGTGATTTTTATAGGCTTTTATAATATCTCTTTGTTTAGGGAATAGTTTGAACGGAACAAACCCTTCTTTTGTTTTATCAAAGGTTTTTAAATATTCGGTAATTGCATAACATGGGTCGACTAAACACTTAGTATACTCACTTAAAATTTCATTTCCAGTTAACATCTATCTTTCTATATAAATATGCTAAACTTATCTAAAATAAAAAGAGCGCTTATTAGCGCCCTTTATTCTTAATTTTATATAAGTTTAGTTATTAAACCAAGTTCCACTATCTAAATTATCTAAATCCTCTGGACCTAAAAATTCATCATCACTTATTCTATCTACCACATTGTCGAACTCGTCATCTCTTAATTCGTCTTTAACATCATTCAACATATCATTGACAATAGCCTTACCCTTTCTTGAACCCATAAGGATTTCTCTGAAACAATCATTAAACTTCTCAGGTGGTAATGAGACCAAATCAACAAACACGTGATGCTTTAATTTATAGTCGTCACTAGGTAACGCATCCAAGAATTTTTCCCATAAAGGTGGACCTAATCTCATATCCCAAGTCTCAGCAGACATAAAGTCGGCTTTATCGATAACAAACTGGGCTATCTTAGGGTCTTTAGGTAGGCTGTGATAAGCTAACACTTCCATTAGACCCTTGACCATCTCATGTATCAATACAGGTAAGCAAATGGCTTGAGCTTTTATCTTTGGTACATCATTTTCAGTCTTAGGGAATTCAACATTAACTAAACCACCTATCATTCTAGGTTTAGTATCATCTTGAACCATATACATGTAATCTGCACTAGACATTAATTTAGAATATAAACTAGGTAGTACAGGTTCCATATCTTGTAGGTCCTCGTCAATAAGATTAAACATATGATTAACCTTCTTGGCTGAACCTTGTATTAAAGCATTAACCAT